GGGCAACCACATGCAAGCCAGGATGATTGTCTTGAGGGGATGCGTCACTACTGGTAATCCATGGAATCAAGTTCAACCATCAACAGAATTAGTTACTGATACAACGGTTTCTATTACTGGAGTAACTACTACAGTTCCGAATTGCTTGATACTTGCTGCTTTTACAACAGGACAGGACACTTCTTCAACTGCTGGTGCTACTGGATGGACTAATGGTAATCTTGTGAATCTCGTTGAACGAATGGACGATTGGACAGCGGCTGGTACTGGTGGTGGACTGGCAATGGCTACCGGTGAAAAGGCAACTGCTGGAGCTACAGGAGCAACCACGGCAACATTGTCATTAACAGCAAACTTTAAAGCGCAAATGACAATTGCTATGGCCGGTGCACCAGCCGGTGATGGTTTTCCTGCCTGGAAGCGTAGGCCTTCTGGATTGTATATGCGAGGTTAGTGTGGCCAGAGATAGAGTTTATACAGTCGAGTTTGAGGCTGTCGCCGTTACTGTTGCAGTTGACCTCTTCGAGCTTACGCCTGCTGATGATAAGCCAATCGAAATAATTGGTATATTTCTGAGTCAATCCTCAGATCTTGGCGACGCTGCGGCAGAAATTTTGCGCTGGAGAGTTATTCGAGGTCATACTACTGGCGGTTCTGGTGGTGCAGCCCCAACTCCCAGACCACTTAATCGTTCTGGGGCTGCCGCCGGGTTTACTGCTGAGACATGCAATACTACTCAGGCCACCGTTGGTACTACGCACAACTTACATTCCGATTGTTTCCATATAGCAGCAGGCTTATCACTTTGGCTCCCCGAAGGTTGTGAATGGGAAGCTTCGCAAGCCGACACTACCATAGTAGTGCGGTTGATGGCGGCTCCCACTGACTCACTCACAATGTCTGGCACATTGTATGTAGTTGAACAAGGATAAGCCTTGGGCGCACTAAGAGGCTTGCGTCTTCGCTCGGTTATATACTATAAGCGAGCGATCAATACTAGCCTTTTCAGTAAGGCTGCTACTGGTGGTCTCTCTGCTGTTGTCGATCAGGTCATAGAAACTGATGTTTCACAGACGATAGCACACCTTAAAGCAAAAATTGTTGGTCAAGTAACTGAAACCGACGCAGCTCAAACAATAACTAGAGTAAAGCGTGCGACTATTGGGCAGGTCACGGAAACTGATTTAACTCAGGCTATTGCCCATATTAAAACTAAATCAGTTGGTCAAGTTACTAATACCAATACTGCGCAGATAGTGTCGCCACAAAGTATTTATGCACTAGCTCAAGTTATTGATACTAATATAGCGAATGCCGTAACCTCGGCTCATGGTAGAACGATTGGGCAAACTACAGAAACGGATACGTCTCAGTCAATCTCTCACATTAAACTTAAGACTGTTAATCAAGTAACAGAGTCGGATCTAGCTCAAGTCATATCTCGAATTAAAGCCAAGTCAATTGGTCAAGTAAGTGAAACTGATTTAGCGTCAGCAATAACTCCGTTTGTGTTGCGTGTTGTTGGACAAGTAACCAACGTAAACACGTCGATGGCGATGACCGCGCTCAAGTTGATGACGGTATCGCAAGTCACGCAGTCTAGTGTAGTGTCTTCAATAACTAGGATAAAGGCAGCAAATGTAGGCCAGGTTAACCAGACAGATCTAGCTCAGTCTATATCTAGACAAGGCGCAATAGGTGGAGTTTCTGAGACTGATATTGCATCTACAATATCTGCAAGAAAACTTAACAATGTTGGTATGGTAATACAGAATAATACGGCCAATGCAATATCACACGGTAAGATTGTAAACGTTAATCAGATAACACAAACAAATACTGCTAACTCAATAACTAGACGTAAGTCTAACCTAATCTCATTCTGTCTAGAATCTGGTATAGCACAGGTAATTACTCCACAAACTACTGGCGGAAATCCACATATCATAACAGTTGATCAGGTATCTGAAACTGATTCAGCTACAGTCATAACACACCGTAAGATTGTTCAGATTGGACAGGTAACATCTAATAACATATCGCAAATAGTAAGGCCAGTAAGTATATACAATTTGGGCGTTTGTGCTGAATCGGATTTGGCTAGGCCAATAGGGAGGGTTAAGATGCCGTTGGTTGTTCAGACTAACGAAACCGATATAGCTCTTGCTATAGGTGGCAGTGAAGCTCCAGCTGACACTCATGGTTGGATTCCACAAGTAAATAGCCGCTGTGTAATTCTACTTCAGAAGACATATAAAGGTAACCCTAATTACGTTAAGCGTCGTCCGGTTAAGATAGTAAGTTTCGCTGCTGATGGTTATCCTATTTTGAAATGTGATAAATCCGGTGAAGTATTTGGCGATTTATCTGTTGGTATACGTCCGAGGTCGACTCCAAACGCTAACGAGGTTGGCGTGTACGTTTCTTATTAAGTTGGGATTTAAAATGCCTATTGCGGTAGTTGAAGAAAATGAAGAAAAGTGCCCTCTTAAAACTTGTCCTCCAGATGGATATGTAATTATCAAAAAGATGAATTACGGCCAATCACTGGAACGTCAAGATATGATTGCAGAAATTGCAATGCAGATGCCTGAAAACAAACGGAATAATCCCAAAATGGAGATAAAGTTCCTGCAACGTAAGACGGCTCTTTGGGAATTTGCTAATCTAATTATCGATCATAACTTACAGGCAAAGGACGGTCGTCTTCTAAACTTTAAGAATCCCGAAGATGTCATCCTTATTAGAGGACCAATCGGTGATGAGATTCAGGCATACATTAATAAATTCAACTCATTTGAGGACGATGAAGAAATAAAAAACTAGCGGAGCGACTTCGCGTCGCCATAATCCGCAATTCTCCAAACGAAAAATATGAAAGAGATATGATCCTCTGGGTAGGCGTAGTGGATATGTGTCTTGAATTCCATTGCTTACCTAAACCTGGAGGATTATTTAATCAAGATCCCAAGTTCATTTATTTCTATAATATTATCAGAGAAGCACGAGAAACAAGAGCTGAATTTGATCGGAAGAGGGCTGGGCAGTAGTGTCAGTCACGAGAGACTTGTGGATAGTTCTACGGGCTAGAGATGAAGCCAGTAGAATTATCAATTCTTTCGCCCGCAACTTAGGAGGAGCTGCGGGAAATGCCGCTGCCCAGTTAAGTCCGTTCGAACAATCTCTTCGAACTATGGCCATGAGATTAGATCAATTTGGTCGCACTGCTACCTTGGCAGGTGCGGCCATGGTTGGTTTAGGATATGCCGGAGCATCATTAATAAAGTCGGCCATAGATGTAGCTGCGGAATATGACCGTCAAGTAAGAAGGACTCTTACTCAGGTCGACAATATATCTGCCTCCCTTGAAGATGTTGCCGGCATTGGCCGAAGAGTTGCCCAGCAGATTGGTATACCCTTCGAATCCCTACAAGATACCCTTTACTTCATCTTCTCTTCTATAGATGTTAATTTAAGCCAAGCTGAAGAACTTCTTACTAAATTCTCGAAAGAAGCTATTGCTGGCGCCACGAGCGTTGATAAGGCTGCCCGTACATCTATCGCCATTATGAACTCGTTGGGCTATAGTGTCGCAGATCTAACTAGACTTCAAGACATACAATTCCAAGTTGTTCGTAAAGGTATTATATCTTACGAAGAACTTGCGGATACTGTTGGTAGAGCTCTACCTGCAACTGCGCGCGCGGGTCAGAATTTCGAAACTCTTGGCGCGATGATTGCGTTCCTTACCCGTAACGGTTTGTCTGCGGCTATGGCTGCATCCTCAGCAGCTCGTGCTATGGAAGGTTTTGCACATCCCAAGATTGTTGCTCGACTTGAGTCAATGGGATTCAAGGTAAGAGATTTGCATGGTAATTTCTTACCTTTGCTAGATGTTATGTCACAAATGAATAAGAAGATTGGGCAGATGGCTGCTCCTGAACGAGCAAAGTTCCTTCAGGAATTGTTCACTGGTGCAGGTGGAACCATTCAAGCTCGACGATTCTGGGACTTGGCATTCAAGAACTTCGATGACTTCAGTGCCATGGTAGGCGAAATGAAAGACTCCACTGGAGTTTTCCAAAATGCCTACGAGACAATGGCGGGTAGTGTAGCAGTTCAATCTGAATTGCTACGTAATAAATGGATGCTTATTAAAGAGGCATTAGGACGTGCCTTACTTCCTCATGTTATCAAATTTATAAAGCTTCTCAGTGGTCTTTTGGATTGGTTCGAAAGACTTCCACAGTCTACGAAGGCTACGATAGCTCAGTTCTTGGTATGGGGAACAGTCATATCAATAGTTATCGGTGGTCTGTTAATACTTGTGGGCACATTAGCCATGATGTCTTCATGGATAATTATTGGTGGCTCTGCACTTGCAACAATGTTCGGTATCATGACTGGCTTAATTGTTGCAGTTACGGCATTGACGTTAGGATTCAAGGCAGCTTGGGAGAGCAGTAAAAACTTCAGAGATATGATTGTAAGTATCCAAGATAATTTCAGAGAAGTACGCGATATATTCGTTAATGCAATGAGTTCAATTAAGGCAGCATATGATACACATATGGCACCTGCCCTTAATAAGCTATGGACCTTTATTGAACAGAAGATAATTCCTGTACTTATAGAATTTGCTAAGAAGGTGAAAGAAGACGTCCTACCTAAGATTAAGGAAGCTGCTAATATAGTCAAGGATTTGGTAGGCGGTGCCTTTAAGATTCTTAGTGATATTATCCAGAATTACCTGATCCCTGCTTTAGATTATTTGGTACAGTGGTGGAACACTCATAAATCATCTATAGAACCACTTCTTCCATTGCTAGGGCAATTAGTGAAGTGGATGCTTATTGTGGGTCTAGTCATTGCTGCACTTCCAATTTTCGCCTTTGTGATGATGGTGGCAGTAGTAACCAGTGCAATAATGGTTGTAGCCAACTTGATTTACGTACTAGGGAAATTGTGGAATTGGATCAAGATTGCTGGTAAGGCTGTAGGCGGATTCTTCGTAGGACTTTGGAATGGTATTAAGTCAATTGGAATCTCCATTGGCAAGTTCTTCTCTGATTTATGGGACAGTGTTGTAAGTGCTGTTAAGGCGGCAGGTGGAATGGTTGCCTCCGTCTTTAACGGAGTTATTGCATTCATTTATAATACTGTTTGGGCACCTTGGTGGAACATGTTCGGCGGTCTCATTAAAGAGATTTGGGGTTTGATCACTGACATCTTCCGCTTTTACACCACACTCGTTAGCGAGATAATTAATGACTGGGTCATGCCTATCGTAAATTTGATAGTGGACGGATTCAACTATTGCATGGATATAGTCAAAAATATATGGAACTATATGGTGACCCACATAAGTAGTGCCGTTATGACTATAGTAGGTTGGGTAGTTTCAGCTTGGCATTCCATAACTTCTGGTACATCGGATGCTTGGAACAAAGTTAAAGAATTTGTTAGAGTTGCCATAAATAC